GCGATCCGTAGGCTACGACTCCTGGGGGGCGAAGTACCTCGCCGAGCAACTGCAAGCCGACGGCGTCCCGATCACGTGCTACCGAATGGGCATTGCGACGTTTGGCCCAGGGTGCGCGCTCTTCCAGAACTTGTGGGCCGGCGGGAAGCTCGTCATCGGTGACGATCCAATCTTGCGCCGCGCGTGCGCCGAAGCTCACGCCAAGCGCGACATCAACTCGAACATTCGACCGATCAAGTCTCGCGAGTACTGCGCGATCGATCCGCTCGTGGCTTCGATCATCGCTTGCCATGTGTGGGGAGGAATGAAGAGATCGACGTATGAAGATGAATATGAGGAAAAAAGAAAGTGATCGTGTTTAGGTGTAATCCGCGCGCGAGTCGCCCTCGATTATGCCCACATGCTTCGAGGCATCTTGCAAAGAATGCTTGGACACTGGCCCTCTCAGAGTGTGCTTCAGGTGTCCTACGACTCGGCGGGAATGCCGTCCGTATCGACGACGAACGCGCTGCGATACACGCCCGTGTATCGCGCCGTCACGCTGATCGCTAACGACATCGCGCGGACGCCGCTCACCAGTAGCGACGACATCGCGACGCGCTTACTCGCCCAGCCGAACCGATTCCAAACGGGCTACGACTTTCGCCGCTCGATGACGCTTCAAGCGCTCCTCTACGGGAACGCTTTCGCCGTGGTGAACCGCACAATCGGCGGCGATCTCATCGAGCTTCTGCCGCTTGAACATTCAAGCGTGTCTCTCGATGTCTCGGGCATGGTGCCCGTCTACCGAACGCAGACCTACGGCGACGTTCCACATACCTCGATGCTGCACATTCGTGCGATCGGCATCGACGGCATGTGGGGCGAGTCGCCGATCAACCTCTGCCGTACTTCGCTTCAAGTGCTCGCGTCGCAAGAGCAAGCGCAACTTGAGGGCATGAAGAACGCGGGCAACCCGAAGCTCGCGATCTTGCATCCGTCGGCGTTGAACGCGGGCGCGCGGCAGATGATCGCCGAGGACTTCATGGCCAAGCACGCGGGCGCCCAGAACGCCGGCCGCCCGCTTGTGCTCAGCGAGGGCATGAAGGTCGAGCGCATCTCCTCAACGCTCGACGACGCCGGCATAAGCGCCGCGCGCCGTTACTCGGTCGAGGACGTTTCGCGCATCTTCGGCGTGCCGACTTCCTATCTCAGCGAGCACTCGGCGAACGCCTACGGCTCGATGGAATGGCTTTCCCGCATGTACGTGGACGCGTGCCTATCGCACTGGTTCGCCGCGTGGAGCTCGGAGATCGCGAGCAAGGTCGCGACGCTCGGCTCGACTGTGACGTTCGACGCAGACGCGATCACGCGCCCGTCACTCGCTGAACAGATGGCTGCGCTCCGCACTGGCGTGGAGTCTGGCGTGATCACGCGCAACGAAGCGCGCGCGCGTCTCGACATGAAGCCGCTACCTGGACTCGACGAGCCAATCGTCGCCAAGAACATGGGCACCGGCGGGGGCACATCAAACATCGGAGCCGACACATCGGCGGGGGCTCTCAATGATTTCACATCGTGATTTCACCGGCGTGACCAAGGTCGATGGAAGGACTCTATCCGGCGTCGCAGCCGTGTACGGGCAACCGTCGCGCACGATCCACGAGCAGGGACGCTCATTCATCGAACGCATCGCCCCAGGCGCTTTCGGCGCTTCGATCGAAGGCGACATCAAGCTCCTCTACAACCACCAAAACGCCATGCCGCTCGCGCGCTCGCGGAGCGGCACGCTCACGCTTTCCGACTCGCCGAATGGCTTGCAGTACTCCGCGTCGCTCCCCGAGACCACACTCGGCAACGATGTCCGCGCGCTCCTTGAGCGTGGCGACTTGAGCGGCGAGATGAGCTTTGGCTTCTTCGTTGACAAGGACGAGTGGAACAAGACAAAGACCGAGCGCACCGTGACCGCTGCGCGACTCTCCGAGATCAGCATCGTCGTCGATGCCGCCTACCCACAAACCAATTCGAGCTTGCGTTGCGTTGACGCGGCCACGATCGAGGCCGCACACACTCGGCTCGAACTTCACTTGCAAAGGATCTCTCAATGGACAACTTGAACTTGAACGAACTTAACAACCTCACGCACAACTACCGCAAGGAACTTGAACGAATCGAGAAGCGCACCGGCGCCCCGGCTCAATTCGTGACGCAGAAGGGCAGCGGCTCCGAGATCGAAATGATCGAGCGCATGGACGCCGACATGACCAAGATCGAGCGCAGCGTGCAAGACATCGCGCAGAACCGCGCGCAAGAGTCACGCCTCGCAGCAATCGAAGCGCGCCTCGGCGAACCCGTCTACACGTCGCGCGCCGCAGCCGTGAGCCGTGGCTCAGACACCGATCCAAAGTCCGCCGCATACGCCGAGCGTTGGATCAAGGCTACCGCGCGCGGCGATCTCGCTGAGCTCCGCGTGATGAGCAACGGCACAAGCAACGCCGGCGTGCCGACCGATCTTGAGCGTCGCATCGTCGCGAAGCTGCAACAAGCAAGCGCGCTTCGCTCGCTCGCAAAGATCACCACGATCGACAGTGCGCGCACTGTGACTATCGAGAACGCGCTCCCGACATCCGCGCTTGTCGCCGACAACGGCTCTGTATCTGCCGCCGATGCGACATTCTCCGCGCAGATCAGCGTAGTTCCCTACAAGTTTGTCTGTGCGACAACGATGACGCAAGAGTTCATTGATGACGTTGTGGGCACTGCGGGCATCGGCACTGGCCTCGACTACATTGCGCAGCGCTGCGCGGCGTCGCTCGCGCTCACACTCGACCAGTTCTACACCGTGGGCACCGGCACAAGCCAACCGCAAGGCATCTTCGACACGGGCGCGACAGCGCTCGCCGGCCTCGTTACTCAGGGCGTGGTCCTCGCCGAGGATGCGTTGATCACTGCCGTGACCGGTGACAATATCATCGACTGCGTGCACGCAGTCGCGCCGCAATACCGACAGTCGCCGCGCTTCAAGTGGCTCTTCTCGGATACGTTCCTCAAGACCGTGCGCAAGATCAAGGTCAACACCACCGAATACGTCTGGAAGCCATCTGAGAACTACTCCGATCTGACCGCCGGCGTGCCTGGCTTCCTCTACGGCGTGCCGTACGTCATCGGCAAGTACGTTGCGGACGCGGACACCACTTCGACTACCACTGCGATCCAGGGCAAGGCGATGGCCGGCGTCGGTCACTGGGACTACTTCGAGATCTTCGATCGCACTGGTATGACCAGCATGATTGACCCGTACTCGGGCGCTGCAAACATGCGCAGCACGCTCTACACCTACATGCGCACCGATAGTCGCATCATGCAGCCAGAAGCGTTCGCATCGATTCGATTCCTCAACGCCGCTTGATCCGATTTCTTACTCCCTGCCTCGGCGCTGCGGGAACGCAGCGCCGAGGTTTCGATGGCACTCTCTCTCGCAACCGTGAAAGCCGCGCTTCGCATCGACTACGTCGACGACGATAGCGAGCTGTCTCGTCTCATTCTCGCGGCTGAAGCGTTCGTGGAGAGTTACACCGGCGTGAGAATCTCATCGGCCTCGCGCACGATGAATCTCCTCACGTTCAAGCGCACCAAGTTTGCTGAGTATCCGCGCACTGCGACGGGCGCCGTGACTTACTACGACGCATCTAACGTCTTTACTGTAATGTCGAGCGGCTACTGGACCGACACGACACAAGCAATCGACGCGATCGAGTTTCTCGAATACCCCGCCACATACCCGGGCACTGTGATCACCGTCACTTATACGGCGGGCTACGCAACCATGCCCAACGAAGTCGCGCAAGTCGTGATCTCGCTCGTGGGCCTCTGGTACAACAATCCCGAGGCCGCTCAACCGATCACGATGACGAGCGTCCCGCTCGGCGGCATGTTCATGCTTGAGCACTTGCGCGTAAAGGCGCCTTTCTCGTGATCTCTGCCGGCCTCACGCGCCAAGTGGTGAACGTGACGCGCGCGTCGATTCTTCTCGATCCGCTCGGTCGTCGCGTGCAGACCTACACGAACTACGGACAGTTCCGCGCCGACGTGCGCGAAGCTGTGCCCCAGGAGCAACCATTCGCCGACGGCGTCGCGAGCATCTGCACATTCGAGATCCGACTTCGATGGCCGAACGTCGCGCGTTTGCTGATCACGCCGATCGATCGGCTCGTGTATCGCGGGCGAACGTTGCGCATCAACGGCATCCGCAACCTGAACCAACAAAACCGAGTTGCCATCATTGACGCGACGGAGGTCGCTTGATTGAATCGACCCTCGTGTTCTTCGTGGTCGACAACTCGACCGAGGCCGGTGATCGCGTGTCGATCGGCGCTCGACTGCAAAGCGTGACGCTTCCCGCAGTCGTGATCAGCATCACGAAGGGCGAGCGCGGCGCGCTCGGCAACAAGAGCGGCGTCACCATGCGCTACGAAGTCACACTCAGCGCGATCGCGGACACGATGGCGAAAGCGATTCAGGTCGAGGACCAGGCATTCGAGGCCATTCGAGGCTCGGGCATCGTGAACATCCCAATCGTGCAAGCCATCCGCACATCGTTCGGCGCACTCGAAGAACCCGCGATCGGCGAGGGTGACGAGCAAAACCCAGCGATCTGCACTTCACAACTTGAAATCTACACGGAGCTCTAACTCTAATGCCAAGCCCAACAACAGCAGCATCGTTCTCGATCGGTGCAACAGTCATCGCCGATGTCGTCTCCGCAACCGTAAACGTGTCACGACAACAGATCGACGTCACACCGATCGACGCTACATATCGCCAGATGGTGCAAGGCTTCCTAGAGGGCTCGGTCACGCTTGAGATGTTCTTCGACAACTCGCACGCGGCGCTCGTGACCGGCATATCGGCGGGCACTGTGATCACTGCGGCCAAGGTGGCGTGGGCGTCGGCTAAGACAATTAGCGGCGACGCATTCGTGAGCGAGTTCTCAATCAGCCTTGCGCCCAACGGCGTCGCCATGGCGACATGCACGCTCATCTTCCAGAACTCAGCCATCACGGTGGTCGCGCCTTGAGCGTGTTGCAGTCGCTCCTGGCGCGCGAAGCCGTCGTGCAGTTCGACGGCAACGACGTCCGCTTGCTGCGTCCGACCGTCGCGCACTTCGTGGCGGCGCAAGACGCCGAGACGCGCGGCACATGGATGCCTGCGTGGTACTGCGCGTCGCACGTCCTTGGCGCCGACGGTTCCACACTGTGGAAGCACGCCGACGAGCTGCGCGCGCTCTCCGCTCCGAAGGTCCTTGCACTGGCGCGACTCATCGAGCCGCTCTACGTGGAGGGATTGGACTTGCCAGCGCTGCCCGCGAAACCCTGAAGGCAGCGTGTATCCAGGTGCAACTAGATTCGCCTCTCTCTCTCTTCCTCGCACTCAACGGACACAAGGCTCTTTCGCATGACATCGCCGCGCAATTCCTTCCGAATGATCGTCGAGCTCGACAAGAAGAGCGTTGATGAAGTGAATCGTCGCTTGAAGGCGCTCGGCACTGTGGGCGCCGGACGCGCCATGAAGAACGGCTTTCGCCGTTGGTCGAGCATCGCGCGAAAGACTGTGGCAGCAAGCGCACCGATGGGACGCATGACCGGCACGGAGACGATTCGTGGGCAAGTGCG